TTAATTGGTTAATAGCAGACAGAAAGGAAACAACGCAGAACTTAAAGTAGCAGAGATGCTTCATAGAATAACAGGAGAATCCTTTACACAGACTCCTGGCAGTGGTAGTGGTAAAATAAAAGGGGACTTAATGATTCCTCATAAAGATAATAAATTTACCATAGAAGTTAAATTCTATAGAGATATGGCATTTAATCACAAAATATTTACTCAAAAGAGTAATACCTTTGTAGGGTGGTGGAATAAATTAGTAACACAGGCTGAACAAATGAATCAAGAGCCTTTACTTATATTCAAAGAAAATCACTCACAATGGTACGTGGCAACGACAAGAAAGCCATGTTACAAAAAACATATGTATATTAATTGGCTAGGGTGCTATGTTACCTTTGCTGAGAAATTTTTCGAAACACAAAACCTGGAATTTACAAATGGCGATACAATTTATGAACCATGGAAAAGCGACCCCGAACGGGAATTTACTGATTGTTGATGGACTCAATCTAGCTTTTCGATGGAAACACCAAGGAACTACAGACTTCGAGCATGAATATGTTCGTACAGTGCAGTCTCTTGCAAAGTCCTATAACTGTGGAGAGATAGTCGTATTAGGCGATGGCGGTAGTAATTATCGTAAAGGAATCTATCCAGAGTACAAAGCAAATCGTAAAGAACGATATGCAGAACAAACTGAAAAAGAAGCAAAAGAATTTGAAATGTTCTTAGCAGAATTTTCAACTACACTTAAAACTTTATCTCGTAAGGGTTATCTTACACTAAAGTATGCAGGTGTAGAAGCTGATGATATAGCCGCACTTATTACACAGAATCGAGAAGAACTAGGTCTTGATGAGATATGGATGGTGTCATCAGATAGAGACTGGGATTTACTAGTCGATGGTAACATAAGTAGATTTTCTACAGTTACTAGAAAAGAAACAACACTCCTAAATTGGGACGAGCATTATGACTTTGATCCTGAGTACTTCTTAACATATAAGTGCTTAACTGGAGACAAAGGAGATAACGTTCCTGGTGTTGATGGAATAGGGCCTAAGAGAGCCACACAGATTATACAACAGTATGGAGATATCTTTGATATCATGGCGAGTTTGCCAATAGAAGGAAAGTACAAATTCATTCAGAACTTAAATGAGTTCGGAGAAGAAGGACTAGAGATTGGATTAAAACTCATGGACTTAACTTATGACGTAGACGGAGCAGTCTTAGGTCATTCACAAGAAATTATAGGATTAGTAGAAAATTATGTCAGTAAAAATTGATTTTAGTAAAGATTCTCTCTTAGATGAGTTTGCACTTGCAACTCTAAAAGATAGATATATGATACCAGGTGAAACATCACCACAGGAAGCTTTTGCTCGTGCAGCAGAAACTTTTGCAGATGATGATGACCATGCACAAAGACTATATGACTATGTAAGTAATCTATGGTTTATGTTTGCAACTCCAGTATTATCTAATGGAGGTACTCGAAGAGGTCTACCCATTAGTTGTTTTTTAAATTATGTAGATGATAGCAGAGAAGGTATTACAGACCATTTTACTGAAAATGCTTTCTTATCATCTTTTGGAGGAGGCATTGGCGGTAGCTGGAGTGATGTTCGTTCTATAGGAAGTAAAACATCAAAAGGCTCAGAGTCTACTGGAGTAATGCCTTTCATGAAAGTTGTAGATGCAGAGATGTTGGCGTTTAGCCAGGGGGTAACTAGACGGGGTAGTTACGCTTCTTATTTACACATATCACACCCCGAAATAGAGGAGTTTCTAGATGTACGAAAGCCTACAGGCGGTGATACTAATCGTAAGTGCACTAATCTGCACCATGGTGTTGTTATCTCTGACGCCTTTATGGAGCGAATACACAATGCTGGAAAAGTTGATAACTTCGATGATAGCTGGGACTTGGTGGATCCTCACTCTCAGAAGATCGTAAAAACAGTTAGTGCTAGAGCATTGTGGGTTAAACTCTTACAAAATAGAATGGAAACAGGAGAGCCGTACATTATGTTCGAAAATGCAGTACAGAATGAGCTACCTGACTTCCAAAAAAGAAAAGGATTAAAAGTTCATCATAGTAATTTATGTAGTGAGATTACTCTCGCAACAGATGAAGAAAGAACAGCAGTATGTTGTCTCTCTTCTGTAAACTTAGAATACTATGATGAGTGGAAAAATCACCCTGCATTTATACCAGACTTAATTCGTATGCTTGATAATGTATTAACAAGTTTTATTGCTAATGCACCAGAGCAGTTAGATCGAGCCAAATTCAGTGCTATGAGGGAGAGAAGCATTGGATTAGGCGCCATGGGATTTCATGCGTATTTACAAAAGAATCGTGTTCCATTTGAAAGTGCCATGGCAGGTGGTACTAATTTAGAAATGTTTGCTTACATTAAAAATAAAGCAGATCAAACTACTAGAGAACTAGCAATAGAAAGAGGAGCATGTCCTGATGATGACACAGCTTCAGTAAGAAATGCACATTTATTAGCGATAGCTCCAAATGCAAGCTCTAGTATTTTATGTGGTAACACTTCTCCAAGTATAGAGCCTTTCAGAGCAAACGCATATACTCAGAAAACAAAAACTGGTAGTAACTTAGTAAAGAATAAATATCTTGACGATATTATTAAAGAAAAGTCTGCTACCGAGCAAGAGTATACAGAACATTGGAGAAGTATAGTTGCTAATAAAGGAAGTGTTCAACACCTTGAAATATTAGACGAGTGGGATAAAGATGTATTTAAAACTGCTGTTGAAATAAATCAGTCTTGGATTATTGAACACGCCTCTGTAAGACAGCAATTTATTTGCCAGTCACAGAGTGTAAACTTATTTTTCCCGCCTGACGTGAATAAAGCAGACTTGCATAATATTCATATGTTAGCATGGGCAAAAAATTTAAAAACATTATATTACCTAAGGAGTGAGGCAATCAGCAGAGCTGATAATGTTACTTCTCAGGCTAAAAGAGAGATAATCTTTGAGCAATCAGATTGTCTAAGTTGCGAGGGATAAATGAGCAAATTATTAGAAGAAAGAGACTATTATAAACCATTTGATTATCCTTGGGCGTTTGAGTTTTATAAAAAACAACAACAAATGCATTGGTTACCAGAAGAAGTACCACTCCAAGATGATATCAAAGATTATAGTCAAAAACTATCAGAAGGCGAAAGAAAACTTATAGATAACATATTTAAGTTTTTTACACAAGCCGATGTAGATGTATGTTGTGGATATGCAAAGCATTATCTTCCAACATTTAAAGTACCAGAGATAAGAATGATGCTAGTAAGTTACGCTGCTATGGAAGCAGTACACCAAGAAGCCTATTCTTTATTACTGGAGACACTAGGAAAGTCAGACGACCAATACACAGAATTTTTTGAAATACAAGCTATGGCAGAAAAGCATGAGTATTTAACTGATTTTAATATGTCAAACCCACACGAGATTGCAAAGACAATGGCAGTCTATAGTGGTTTTACAGAAGGAGTACAACTATTTAGTAGTTTTGCTATCCTTTTAAACTATCCAAGACATAATCTTATGAAAGGTATGGGGCAGATAGTAACATGGTCTATAAGAGACGAGTCACTTCACGTTGAAGGATTATCAAAACTCTTTAGGACTTTTATTGCAGAAAATCCAGATATATGGACAGATAAACTAAAATATGAGATATACTGTGCAGCAGAACGCGTTGTTGAATTAGAAGATAAATTTATTGATGTTTGTTTTGATAAAGCAGATATTGAAGATTTAACAGCTAAGGAAGTAAAAGAGTATATTCGTTATATTGCAGATAGAAGATTACTAGGACTAGGAATGAAAGCGATATTCCATAGTACTGAAAATCCTCTTCCATGGATTGATATGCAAATTAATGCAGTTGAGCATACCAACTTTTTTGAAAATCGTGCTACCGAGTATGCTAAGGCTAGTACACAAGGAAATTGGCAGGATATATTTAAATGAGCAATAACCAAAAAATTACTATTGACGGTGTAGAGCACGTTGTTAGTGAGTTAACAGAAGACCAACAAGCTATAGTTATGTCTATAAATGTGGCGGATGTAGAAATAGATAGATGTAAACATCTTATTGCTATATGCCAAACAGCTAGACAAGCGTACATTAATGATTTAGGTAATCAAGTAAATAGTGGCGACGTCGGTGAAGAAGACTCTTAGATTTTATATACTTACTTCTGCATCTGGAAGATACTTAGATTGGTTTAACCGTACAGGAAAAACCGATACCAGCTTCAAAGCACTGAAATGTCACTTTGATCCTAGGTGGTCTAATATATCATATAAAGATGCAGTAGTAGTAGTAAATACATTAAGTAAAGAGTATGAAAAAGAAGTAAGTCAATGGTGTTCAAGTAAAGGAATAGAATGTCATATAACAGAGTCTAATGGCAATCCAGGAAAAGGTAAAAATGAATTACTAAAAATATTTCAAAAGTCTGATGATGACTATATGGTACAAATAGACGGAGATGATATATTAACCCCTTATGGGGTTAATTTATATAAGAGTCTTGCAAAAGAAAATGCACCTGACAGTATTATTATTTATCACCAATGGTCACAAAATATAGATAAGTATGGGCAGAGAATATTTGTTAGAATAATGAATAACCCTGACAGACCTTCTAATTATAAAAAAGACTATGCTCATTTCGCCACATATGTACCTATGATGTATAAATACCAGCAAGAGTATAGAAAGAAAGTACAAAAAATGGGCGGTATAAAAAAAGTATGTGATTTATATGCTACCTATACAGGACAAGTACACGCCTTAAACAGAGAGTTAAATGAGACTTATTTTTCTCATGTAACTAATCAAATGATGGTAGATAATCACTGTAGACCTGTATGGTATTCTAAAAAAGCAGCTAAGTTAAGATTTGATGAAAAAATGAGAATAGGTGAAGACACAAGATTCTATTTACAATTAAAACATAAACATTACCAAAAAGAATTAGAAGTTAGAAGATTAAAAGAGATTCCCTGTACTTATGTATACAATAATATGTATGGCGGTATGGTTGCAGACGAGTCCAATGGCATGACAAATATGGATTGGATGAAATTGTACATGCACAATGTAAGAAAAGATTTAGAAGAAGGAAGAGTAGGTAAACACCCAAATCTACCTGAACTACCAGTTTTTGTACAAGATGAAGTAAAAGACTATTATATAACGCAAGATTTCGATATAGAAAGATTAGACCCAAATAGTAAAGAATATAAAAATATAAAAATGTGTGATGATACTAGGAAAGCACTAAAACAAAAAATAAAACGAATACAAGACGATACTCTTGTACTAATGCGAAAATTAGTAATGAGTATAGTAGAACGAGGAACACAACCACAGTTAGTATATTTTAAAGACCCTTTAACACCTAATCTTTACTATGCTGTACCTCAAGATAATAAAATGGAACATTATTTTCAAAAAAGGATAATAGAATGAAAATCTTTATAGGCTACGAATCTGCATACCCAGAAATGTTTGACGTCTGTGCAAAAAGCATACTTCGTTACAATTCCAGTCATGAAATCATACCACTCAAAAAATCGGAAATATCCGAATATACTCGTCCATTTCAGAACGAGAGTACAGAATTTGCCTTTACTCGTTTTCTAGTACCACAGCTCTGTGACTATGAAGGCGAAGCTTTATTCTGTGATGGAGATTTCTTATGGCTCTGTGACCCTGAAGAAGTTATGGATTATTTTTCCGATGAACATACAGTTCATGTAGTAAAACATCCTAGTTTCCTCGTCAAACCTAAGAAAATGAAAAACAAGAAAAACCATGCTTATCCTAGAAAATACTGGTCAAGTCTTATGCTTTTTAATAATCCTAAGTGTAAAGAACTTACTTATGATTATGTAAACCAAGCCCCAGCGGGTGCATTGCATGAGTTACGTTGGGCAGATAGTATAGGGGAACTTCCCGCGCAGTACAATGCCATGGTAAATTATTACAAATTCAAACAACCAAAAGCTCTACACTACACAGATGGTGGGCCTTGGTTAAATATAAACGAGTGTTCGGAGTACACAGCAAAATGGATGACAGTTTACAAAAGCTAACAAAAGATAAAAATATTATACTTGTGGGAAATTCAGTAGAGATTCTACAGTATGATTTTGGGGAATACATAGATAGTTTTGACACAGTTGTACGATTTGGAAAAGGTATTCCCGAAGATAAACTACATCAACATATAGGAAGTCGTACAGATATATGGATTACAGGGTGGCTTCGAGTAAATTTACACGAGCATTTTAAAGATGCGTATCCTTTATTTAATCGTTCTCGTATACACTTGGACAAATACCCTGACCACAGAGGACCTCCGCCTTGGGGGCATGATAATGATATGTTTGATGACAACGAGTTAATGAAAATATTTGAATTAGTGGGAGCAAAGAATAATGCTTATGGAAATGGTGCAAGACCAAGTGCAGGGTTTTTGGGTATATTGTTTTTCTTGCAGAAGTGCAAGTGTAAGAGTATAACTTTAATTGGTTTTGATTTCTTTGCGAAAAAACTACCTTTTAAAACAGGAGGGGATTACCCATCAAGTTGGCACCTTCCCATAAATTCAACTAATAAAAATCCCCACAATCCTAATGAAGCTAAGCTAGTTAAGAAGTGGGAAGAAAAAGGTAAATTACATTGGAAAATTCTTTCCGACCTAAATGATGAGATGTTAAAGTTTACCTAACCTATATCCCACTTTTAATAGTTTACTGGCAGTTTCTTTTTGTCTGTTTGATTTGTATAGTAAATTTTCACACATTCTAGCATTTCTATAATTTACAGGTATTCTTGGAATTAAATTAGCATATAAATCCCAAGGAGTAGACAATTGCTGTCCTGCACTCATTTTAGTATATCCATTTTCTAATGCTTTTGTTGGTAGTGCAATACTCCAAGATTTTCTTAACATTACATTGTAATTTAAATATTCTTTAGCAGGTAAGGCATCCCATTGAATTAGCAAGTCACTTTTACCATTCATATATCTAGGCAATAGTCCTCTTTCTCCTTCATGTAATTTTGTGAAGAAGTATTTATTAGTAGAAGCCAATACTCTACTATCATAATCATCATAAAAACCATTAGGATAAAACAAGTCATTATCATTTGCATCTTTTAATAAATCATAATTTATCATAAAAAACTCAGTATCCCAATTTGCAGGCATATCTGCTTTTGCAAAATCTAACATTCCATAATAACTAGAGAATACTTTGTGCCCTACAAATACTTTCTTTCTAGATAAGTGAGCCATTTTTGTTTGGAAAAAACTTTCTTTTGGTATTTCTTGTGTCCATCCACTTTTTAGAAATAGTCTATTACCTCCTGCGTATAAAATTCTTTTATGTAATCCTCTATCTTTCCAATGCAGTCTAAGATGTTGGATTGCTCTAGCTGCATAGTCTTTTTTCCAATAGCTTTCGTATATTGTAACATTTGGTATATTTTCAAGTATCCAGGTAACAGGTAAATCCGCATAGTCATCCTCATCTACATATAAATGTAAACGATACTCTTCGTCCTTGTCTATAAGAGAAGCTAAAGTGAAGAAACTCCACGTAGGCTTCCATGTATGTACTATTTCAATCATTGTGTTTTCTATACTCCCAAAAATTATTTATGTATAAATCCATTCTATGCTTTGCATCTTTATCAAAGGCAAATATTATGCCAGAGTTTTTTGCTGAAAGTATTTTTTCTATGCCTGTATAACCATTTGAGTTTCCACACGCATGATAAATGCTTTCATATGTTAATAAACTTTTTTCTCTTTCTTTTTTTGAATAACTTATCATTCTTAAATGTTTTTTAAGTAATAATGCTATAAGTCCCATCTCACTATTGGGCATAGTAGCCACGTGAGAACATTTCATTAGTAATTCCATTCCACCGCTTCTTTTATTTAATACTTTATCTTTACCAAATTTTCTTTTTAATTTGGCTATAAATAATTCCGTAGTAATAGGATGCGGCTTAATAACATAACCTTCTTCTATGCATTGTTCTATTCTACCCCAGTGTACACACTTCTCTTGTTTACTAAGAAGATTTGTTCCTGGAGGAAACACTACTTTATCATATTCTTCTTCAATCTCTTTTAAGTGATATTTATTTCGTAAGTTATTTTTAATTTTTTGTAATCGTTCCTTGTCAATTTCAACGTCTGATTTCACTATTGCGTTCATTAGTTTATCATTGATTAGTACTGAATTTATTCTCATATATATTCCTGCACCTAAAAAATCTGTATATAACCATTTTCTAATAGTCATAAGTTCATTAGTATTAAACCATACATCATAAACAAAATCTACACCTTCTCTAGACTCAGGTATTATTAATTTTTTTAAATTAGATAATTCATTCAAATCTTTTTGTGGTCTTATGCAAGATCCTGATTTAAATATATGAGTTGACTGGTCTCCGAGTTCTTCAACACTCGACATTGGTACTAGTTTACCCATTTTTTAATGTTTTTATTGTTTGTTTTAGTTCTATTATATGTTTTTCTTGCTCTTGTAATCTTTCTTCAAATTGATGTATTGAATCAAATAAAGCATTACCTAAACTTTCTAATTTATCACTCACGTATTTAGGAGTGATATCTTCTTCTTTTAATCTCATTATTATTCCTTTGGTTAGTTATTATTATTCCGCCCACTTGTTACCATCCCAGAAAGAGGCGTCAAATGCTTCTGCGCTAGAAACTTCTGTATCAAATATAGTCCCAGCTGCTGATGCAGTAATTCTTTCAAATACTTGTGTAGATGTATCGAAAGTTGTTGTAGTTGTAGGAGTTGTTGTCCTAGTTGTATCTGATAATCTACTTGTTTCTATTGTAGTGGTAGTAGTTCTACCTGTTGCATACGTTGTAGTTCTAGTTGTATTAAATACTGTTGAAGTTCCAAATACTGTTGTTCTGCTTGTGTCTGTACTTCTTGTAGTATTAAATGTAGAGGTCGTACTTCTATCTGTGCCTGTAGTTCTACTTGTTAATGAAGCTCTGGAAGTTTCAAATGTAGATACTGTATCTTGAGAAGTAACTGTTCCTCTAGTTGTAACAGAGTCTCTAGAAGTTGCAAATGTAGATACTGTGTCTTTAACTGTAACTGTTCCTCTACTTGTTTCAGAAATTCTAGTAGTATTAAAAGTGGATACTGTATCTTTAGAAGTAATTGTTCCTCTAGTTGTTCCCGTTGTAGTATTAGTGTCAAATGTAGTAGTAGTGCTTTTACTTGTTCCAGTAGACCTAGTTGTAATGGTTCCTTGAGAAGTAGCATAAGTTGTTGTTGTTGCTCTACTTGTAAGAGTTACATTACTTGTACCAGTAGCTAAAGTAGTGTTAAATGTAGTTACAGTGTTTTTACTTGTGCCAGTTGTTCTAGTTGTATCTGAGACTCTAGAAGTATTAA